CATTATTATGCTCATTGGCAACTTTTAATGGTTGTAACAATATTTGATTAGCATTATCATTAAATTCTATCATTGGTGCTGGTGTATAATTTTCAAATATTCCATTAGTTGGTGAATGTGTAGTTCCTGTTAATTCTCCATGAACATTACAATCATATTTTTTCATATCAATACCCAAATTGAACATATCAACTTGAACGTGACCTTTAACTTGACCACCATCACCACCCGTAACACCTGTTAAATTGGCTGGAAATCCAGCAACTTCAATAGAATAACTATCAAACGAATCAACAGTTAAAACTTGTAAAGGTTGAACAGGATCAGTTAAGGCATCTAAAGGTATTCCATTAATATCAGTATTTAATGATTCTTCAAAGTAACCTACACAAGATGATAAACCATTTTGCCAATTACCAATTTGTTCTTGGTCAATATCAAGTTTATCTAAAATATATGGTAATTTAATTTCTTCAATATATTGATCGGCTGTAAAAGGATTACCTTCACCAGCATCAATAAATCCTACAATATCTTTAACTCTTACATTAAATCTTTTTCCAGCGTGACCAGAAGGTGTAGACATATCTTCTAAGAATGTTGAATTTGTTACAACACACGTACTACCATTTCCAACGTGTAATTGTTGACCAATAATTAAATCACCCGACTTAATAACAACTTGAAATTCAGTCTTAGTTAATAAATCTAATGATAATTTATCACCTGGAATAAAGCCATGATTTCTATGTTTAATTCTAACAATATCAGACTCATTTTCTGTTTCAATTGGATTGTATGGTAAATTATCTACCTCATACCCATTATCAATATATCTTAATTTCATTGGAGTATCACGATCAAAGTTGGCTTGATAAAGATTGAACTTAATATCTTCCATTTGTTCAGCGTTCCAAGTTTTGTTATTTTGTGACTTGAATAATGAACCTAAACTTGGTTGTGTTGAAATCATACCACCAGATTTATCAATTTCACCCAATCTTGCTACGTGTACACGATAAGCTAAATCAGTTGAACCAATAACAAAACAATAATCAGTTTTACCTTCAAGGAATACTGGTGAATCAAATACAAATGTTGTGGCTTTACTAGCATCATCTGTAATTTCAATACTTCTAGGTTGTTTAACAACGTGACTAAATGGCAATACTTTAGGGGATGGATAACCATTATCCATTTCTCTTAATTCTAACCAAACTGTAGCATCTGCTGATTTAGCAGAAAAGAATACATCAATTTTAGTTAAGAATACTCCAGCCTCTTGTAATTCAACAGAGAATGATTGAGCAATTGGATCATAATTTGCCCAGTTACCATTAATACATTGTGATCCATGATTAGGTTTTTTCCCAGGATACCAAGGAGTTACCGCACCATGACCAATTAATTTAGTACCATTTTTATAAGCAACACCACGCCACATACAAACATTGGCATCACCACCCGTAACTGTTACAGTCTTAGTTTCTTCGTGAGTTTGTTCTAATTTAGTTTCTTGAACAGTAGTTTTTAAATTACCAGACCAAAATTTAGTTATTGCTGTAGTTGTAACAATATCACTATCATTTGAATCTACATCACTATCAGTTAATTTAAATTTACGATCACCTGTATGGAAATTAACATCATCATTATTAGGTAAACTAAACACACCAAGGAATTCACCTGTAGATGTGGTTTTCATTTGATCGCCATTAGCACCATTTAATGGTCTACAATATTGACTAACATTAATATCATCAAAGAACGCATATATAACTGTATTAGGTCGCATAGCAGTAGCAACAAATTGAATATCTTGTTCTCTGGCAAATGGTAATATTTGAACATCAGTGATTTTATCACCTAATGATTTATGAACAGTAACATCTTTAGTAATTTTAACATCTTGAACAAATTTACCATCAACAATACGTTTATTACCTATACCCTCGGCTGATAAGAATTTATCCTCACCAACAAAATCCAAACCTTCTTCTAATAGATTATCCTTTTCTTTATTATCAATATCTTTTAATTGGTTAGCCTCCCAATTTCCAAATAATACCTCATTGATCTTACCATCTGGCAAGTTTTTACCATTGTCCATACCAGCATCAATATTAACAATTAAAGCTGGTTTACGATCAACTTGTTTATCAGAATCATAAGATGGAATTAATTCAACAGTACCTTCCCAATTGAATATAAAATATGGATTTACAGATAAAGTTTTACTTGATAATGCTTGTGTATTAAATACAAATTCATTATAGTTTTGAGTAATTACATTTCCTGTAATTCTGAAATTTTCTGATTTATCTGTATCAAGGGATAAGTGAACTTTTCTTGTATAGAAAGTTGGTCGCATTTCTCTTTTCTTAACATCAATAGCACCATTAAATTCTGGATGTGCTGTATCAGAGGCAACTAAATCAGCAAAATTGTCAGTAATTAACCCATTTTTAAAACGTGATACACCATTGGCATCTTTAATAGAAGTTGATTCAGCATCCTTTTCTAACATAGTAAAGGTTGTATAATATTCTAAATTATCAACACGTTTTTCAATTTTACCAATATCTCGCATAGTAAATCTACGATTATTGACATATTTCTTATAAACATCATCTTGAACGCTTAATGTATAAGGTTTAAGATTAATTGTATATAACGCCATTGTATTTTTAGGTGTTTTAGGTTCAGTAGGAACAATACTAGGTATACCCTTGACCACTAAGAATGTACTTGTTTTAGAATCAATAACAATTTTATCAATTCTTGGTAAATAGAAAGTAACATCATGAATGATATTAGAATCATGAGAAGGTATAAATCCAGTTTCCACATAATCACCAGAACCATCTACTTTTTCATCAACACGGAAATCCATACAACGTCTTAATTGATAAATATCGCCATTTTGAGAAGTATATGTTGGAATATCTTCATAATCAAAATCTTGAGCAGGATCATCAATCATTGATTGATATGATGTTGCTGTATACATATAACCGTTATTAGAATTAGGATGATTGAAATATTCAAATACAATTTCATATTTTGCTTTATTACTAGCATTATAATCTGGTTGTGACGTTAGAGTACGTTTAATTTTACATAATGAATAAGCATTATCAGTTAAACCATCATCAAATTTAAAATCTGAAGTAACATCATACCAATTTTCAGAATCATCATCTGTAATATCAGTAACAGACATTAAACGTCTACCATCAACTTTACCCAAGTAATGCCAATCTAAATAACTTGATGCCTCTAATTCAATATTAATACTTGTTGTTACTAATGTTTTGATTTTAGATGGAATATTTGATGTAGTAACATTAATAATACCAGCAATTTGTTTATTAGTACCAAATCCTGTTATTGTAGCAACCAATCCATTGATTGATACTTTATTTTCTGTAATTTCAACAAAAATAAAGTTACCTGTAGCATCTTTTTCAGAGAATATCCATTTATCTTGACTGAATGAATCAAAATATTCACCTGTATTCAGATTGATTTCAAATTCACCATTAGCATCAGATGATCCAAGATATTTCTTTCTGGTTGTCATTGTAACATCACTAACAGAATTTGTCCATTCTTCTGCTAATTTAGTAATAAGCATATTTTCAGTAGGTTCGTAAATTTTTACTTCTTCTAAACCAGAACCATTTCCTAATCCAGCATCAATTTCTGTATATTCATCATCTGTTAATACTTTAGTAGCAAATGTAGTTGTACCACCCTTATAAATTGATTCAACCTCAGTAAATATGTGATTATCAGTCATTTTAATATCAAATAAATACAATTTCATTACTGGTACATCTGTAGCACCATTAAAACTAGGGAAAACTTTACCAGTATTTAATTGTGATTTAACTTTAGCAGTACCAATAGGTGAAGAACTTGGTGTACCATTTTCCCAAGGATTAGTATCAGCATAAAAATTAATATTAATGAAATCAACAGCGTGTTTAGTATTTTCTTGAGTATTTTGTAATGGATATGTATTGGATTGTGGATTTATAGCAACATATATATAATTGCCCTGTGTATAACGAATAGCAGTATCTTTGATTGCCCCCGTATCTCTCGCACGATCCATGATTACATTAGAATCAGATAATCTTTCAACTTCATAACCCTTAACGTATGCTTTACCATTTCCTACAACAGCCACAAATTGATTTTCATATTTTATAACATCTTCTGGTGGTGTACTTTCATCAGCATAATATATACCATCAGTTGAAGTTTCACTTGATTTTAAGAAATTTTTGAAATTAATTAAAAATGGATTAACTGTATAATCACCAGATTCATCATAGGTACGTCTGGCCATCATATCTATAATATCAGCATATTGTGGCTTATCTTTAATTTCTTTTAATACACCCCACTCAACAGTAGCAAGTTTTACCCAATTGTCTTGTGGTGGAGCACCTAAAATGGTACTTTCTAAACTTAATTGAATTTTATAGCGATCAGCACCAGGACTTGTATAATTTGGGTATCCTAACGAATTATCTAACAGACTTAAATCATCGTGTTCAGTAATAATACTTTGAATGATATTAAAGCCAACTTCCGCATTTGGATCAGTATCATATTTTTCTAAAATAATTGTTTGTGTTGGTGTATAAACAAAACTACCCCATATATAATAAATTCCTTCAGTAACCGTAAATATAGCACATTTTCCAGTAGGTGGTGTAGTTTCCGTTGCTGGTTCAGTTGATCCAATACAATCTGGACATCTTACATAACAAGAATAAACAGGGTTATTTTGATCATCATAAATGATTATTTCTTCACCATCTAAAAATACCTTATTTAATCCATCCTCAGAACTTGTTAAATAATTGACATAGATTGTTGCTGGATCATCTTCTGTAATTTCAGTTACTAATTGACAATTTGCTGAAATTCCAGTAGTTTTACCTACTACCTTTTTACCTAATATTAATTCTGGTTTAACATCATCATTATTGGTATCTAAATCCTTCAATCTAACATAATTCATAGCATTATCGTATGCTGGAATACTATCAGTTACAATAGAACCATGTTTGAATATATGATTACCAAATCGTTCAATTTGGTTTTTAATAATAGATTGTTGTTGATTCATTTCCCTTGTTTGAACAGGGAATTTAGGTTTGTATAATATTTGATGAAAATTCTTAGTTTCATCAAAATCATCAAAATAAGGATCTGTATTAAAGGTTCTTTTTGGCATAGTCTACTCTTAAAATTTTAAAATTATTTTTATATTTTCTTGTTGGTTTGCTGTTCTTTGAATTGCTTCAATATTATCAACATAAATCAAACTACCAGTACCAGCTTTTATTTTCTGATTGTTAGTAGCTCCAGCATATCCAGCTCCAGCGGGACCAAAATATCTCAGTGCTCCAGCATCACCACCATCTTCATCAACTGGATCAACGACTAATAATACTTGTCTAAAATCAATATCTTCTTCAATATAACCAGCTTCATCACCAACTATATTATCATTTAATATGATATATTTAGCGTTACAATCTTCAAGGATATTAGAACCTAAACCACTTGATGTACCTACATTAGCATTTAATATAACATCATGAGATTCTATATTACCAGCACCATCATCTAATGAAATTGTATCAGCATCGGTATAATTTGTACCACCATCAATACTTGTAATAGTAAATCCTGTTAATGTAAATCCAGAAAATACAGGCTCAATAGAACACCCACTACCACCTGTATTAGCTAAAATTGTTGCTGTTATTGTATTAGCGGTATTATATTGACCACCATTAAGAATATTGAATCCTGTTACCGCACCACCAGCCGTTATAACATTAATATTTGGTTGATGATTATCACGATCCGTACCAACTTGTGGAATAACCGCACAATATGGGGATACAGTATAATCCGTTCCAACATCACTTAATGTAATTTCATCCAATGATCCAGCTAATAATGAAGCAACCGCAACAGCACTTCCAACTATATTAATTGTTGGAATTCCATCGGTATAAATTGCCCCAGCTTGGTTAATATTAACAGATAATAAGGAATTTGGTTTAGAATTTTGTTGAATTTCCCATTGATGTGAACCATTGTCTGATAATACTCTAACAACAGGTACATAATCAGTTGACATAAAGTTTAAATCTGAAATTTCACCCATATATTTCCAAGTATATCCATCACCTGTTTTAAATGAACTAAATGTGGTATTAATATCGGTAGGCTCGGATGTTGATGGATTATTTCCATTATTATCAATACAGATGTAAATTCTATTAGAATTATTAGTAACATAGTATGACATTGTATCTAATTCAACATCAGTTACATAGGAATCATAAATTGAACCACTTACCCATTGATTTCTTTTAATACCCATAGAGGCATTAGCAGAACCCAATCTCTTGAAAAATAAAGAATCTGCTAAATCAGTATAATCTAATTCTGTATAATTCATTGCTTGTGGTGGTGCTTGTTCATCATCCCAAGGCTCTGTTTTACCTAACGACATAAACAGGTTATTTTTATAGAAATTCGTTACCAATGCTGGTCTTACGTGTTGCCAAGTTACACCACCATCTGAAACATTACCAGTTGTATGAGTTGGTGGAGTTCCACCAGCCGTACCCGAACTTGTAGCAACATATTCACGATTATTATTAATGGCAATATCATTAGTGGAGTAAATTGCTCCAGATTGCCAAGTATTTTCTGAACCAGTTGAGAATAAATTCAAGAATTGGTTCGCATTAAATACCCTTGCTTTATCTTTAATTATTGATGCCACGTTATTTTTCCTATATTATTAAAATTCTATTACTATTTAGTTTACTTATTTTCTAAGGTGTTGTTAATGTGGCATCATTGCCTGTCATTGAAAAACTACCTTGATCTAATGTTAATTGATAAGAATGTACAAATGTAGCATCCTTACCGACCATTGAATAACTACCATTATCATTTTTTATCTGATAATTAATCATTGTCATTTCTTTACCTGTCATATTATATAAACCATCATCTAAGTGTATTGTTGAACCTTTCACAAATGTAGCATCATTCCCAATCATTGAAAAAGTACCTTGATCAATTGGAAGTGGACGATTAAATGTTAATGCTGTATCAATACCAGATATAATATAACTACCTTGATTTATAGGTATTGAGAAATTTTGATTAAATAATACATCATTCCCCGTCATAGCATAATTGCCTTGATCTAAAATCATATCAGTATTTTGAGTATGAATAAGAGCATCATTCCCCATCATAGCATAATTGCCTTGATCTAAATGCATTATAGTATCTTTGCGTAACCCAACCTGATTACCATTCATATTATATTTACCTTGAGCCATATAAAAATCAGAAGGTGTTTGTTCAATATAAGATTCATTGACATAATTTAATTCAATCGATCTATCACCTAAAATACTATCAATATTTTCATCAGCCCAAATTGAAATCGGCCAGTTAAAATTGACCAAGAATTTCTCAGAATCTAAATCTCTTAAATGATGCCCTACCATTTTAGGTTCGTATGGATGAATTGAGTGTATAGTTAAATATTCCTCTTCAACACCAACTAAAAATCTATCCAGCACTTCAGATATAATAGTGAAAATCTTGGTAACAATTGTTTCACCACCAGTAAATCCTATTATATCATCATCTAATGATTCAGATTCATAAATCCATTTGTTAAATTGTACCAATCCTGCTGGATGTAATAAACTTTTAACAATATGTTTCCATTGATTGGGTTGTTCATAACTTGACACTAAATAACTAAATTGTTGATAATACCAACTATCAGTTAATACATTATTATGACTTGTAAACCCTTTTTGATTGGTTGTAATTTTTGGTGTATCGAATATGTTAGAAAATTCGGGTGTTAATATTTCATCTCTACCACCAGTAGTTTTTAATACAATTGAACTTTCATCATATATAATACCACCATTTTGAATTGAATATCGTTTAATTGATCCTAAAGAATCACCCTTTAACGTAAAAGATGCTTGTGTAATTGGTTCAATGCCAGATGAATTTGTAGTAACAACGGCATTTTGTTCATCTTCATAATCAAACCCACCATTGTACATTTTAACCGATAATACACTACCTGTAACATCATCAACATTATTAACAATAGCTGAAAATCCATAACCACTCGTTAATTGTTTATTTTTTACATCAATGAAATCCCCAATGGCATAATTATCGCCAACTTGATCGATTTGAATTTCTTCTATTCTACCATTAGTGGTTGATGTAATTTTAGCAACAAAATCGCTATTACCATTATTCAAATCTGTATCAATATAGATAGAATCCCCAACACTAAAAGCAATTCCAGGATCGGCAATAGTTACACTATTAATGGTTCTAATAACTTCTGTATTGTAAATAATATCATCAATCTGTACTTTTAAGTCCATATCTGGCTGATTATATAAACCACTATCAAATGATGATAGATATGCTTGATAATAATGATTTCCTAATACATCAACTTTTTCTTGTAATTCATCAACAAACGCTCTTAATTTTGATCTACTATCATAAATGTAAATAATACTTTCATCATTAACAAAATACTCTTTGTTAATATCTTTGGTGATATTCATAATGAAATCACCCTCATAATTATTATCAGATGAAGCAAACATCCATTCTCTAGGATAGGTTATATTAACATCTTCATCATACAACACTCTAAAAATAAATTTAAAAGATTCCTCAGTACCCTTAGAAATATAAAATTCTCTGATATACTTGACTAATTCACTTTTGTCTATTTTTAAATCGTATGTTGGTATACCATCGGCAAACTCTTGTAAAAATTGTTCAACAAAATCATCATTAGCTTGGTCAATATCCATATTAGCTTTAAACGCATTTAAGAAATAAGCATAATTATCTTGTTCATCTAACCACTCAAAATAAGTAGTTATAAATGATACAAAAGTCGGATATTTCTCATGAGCATAAGACGGTAATTGACTTGTAATTAATGGGGCAAGTTTATTTATTTTTGTCATATTCTGTCACTGTTACTGATACCTTATTAATTTTAATGATATTGTTTCTCAATGGATAAAAATCTGGTTCTACTGGCATTGCTTCAGTTATCAATTTATCACCATTTACAATATCATCAATAACAATATTAGATGTATTTAATATTCCTGTATCATAATCAATTGTACCAAAGTATTCATCAAGATAAGTATATTGTGTACCATCTATCAAACTTTCATAATGAATCACAATATTTCCCATTCCATCATCATCAAAATGACTAGGTAAACCCCTAAATGTAAATTGATTAGATACTATAGTATTTTTAATAACTTTACCATTGAAATCAATCACGTAAGATTGAGAAGTTTCAAAAGATGGTTTAGTTTGTTTTTCTAACATAATATAATTATATGTACTTACAATTGATGAATCTTGATTTAAAACATCCTCATATAACGTAGCGTTTGAATAATATCCATCAAAACGTGATACATGAGCATCATCATAATTATTGATTGTATTATTAACCGCATTGGCTATTTGTCCAGCCGATTTATCCGTTTCCAATGGGTTAAATTTGGTATTATTTGTTATATTCAAATACAAGAAATCAACATCAACAAGTGTAGTATCTATTGTTACAATATTATACTTTTGTAATATTGTTTTTTGAATTTTCTCTTTAGCTTTAGATGAAAGAATATCGCCAATTTTAGGTTTAATAGAAATAAATACACGACCATAGACTTTAGGATAATTATCTTCACCACCCCAAACATTAATAGATTGTATATTATTATATTCTGATAAAAGAATAGATTTATAATCTTCAACAGTAACTAAACGATTTTGACGTTTATAATGATGTGGCACGTTATATTTAAGTTCTTCAAGGGTTTCTTCCCCTCGACCACCATCAGAATTAAATTCAGTATTAATAGTAACAGCAACAGGTAATAAATCACTACCTAAAATATCATCACCAGTATATTCAAAAGTTCTCGCATCATTCCCTAATTCCCCTGTATTTTCAACATAAGAAATTTCAACATAATTACCATTTTGTAATGCTCTACCATATACATCATTTCCAAATAAAATCTCATAATAGCCTTGATCATCAGTAGTGATAAAGAATACGTTACTTTCACCATTAATAATCATAAAATCGGATGCTAATTTATATGATACAAAGTTACTTTCTTCAGCGGTATCATTAGGGTAAACTTTAATTCTAATTGTGCGATAATCAACATCTTTACCTGTTAATCTATAAACTTGATTCCAAGTTGAATTTTGACTTGTATCTTTGGTGAAATAGTCTTTTTGATATACACCCTCATAAATTTGAATAGTATCTGAATGATAATCATAACCACTTGTGGAAATTGATTTATTGTAAATGTACACATCATCAATTAAAATGAATTTTCTAATAATACCAGATAAATTGTTAGTTGATTCCGCAAACTCACCCCTTTGAATTAAGAATTTTTCATCGGCTGGTTCATTTTGATCGTCAATAGTTAAATTGATATTAATATCAGCAATAGCAGAAAATGCTGATTTTGGAATATAATTGAGTAATTTTGCTTTACTGGTTAAACTTTCTCTTAAATTGGCACTATCAATAAATGATTCATTTGCTAATAAATGAGCAAACGATCCCATATAAAAACTATTATATGTCAATGAATCTAAAATGACATCAAAACCAGAACCATAGAAATTATAGTCTTTAAACTTTTCTTGACTTTGAAGAAATTCGATTAAATTTGCTTTTAATTCATCAAAATCAAGAGCGTTTACTTTTAAGTTGTTTGCCATTTTTTATCTTATCCTATCTAAAAACAGTGTTGTTTCTTGTTCATCTATAATATTTATGGTTGTATAAGTAATGAAAATTTTATATCCATCCTCATTTTCATTGCTATGAACATCAATATTAATTACATTTACTCTAGGCATCCACATTTCAAGAATATGTTCAATTTTAATTTGTAATTGATTTTCAGTAATAAGATTAATAGGTTCAAATAACATATCTCTAATACCAATACATCTTTCGGGATGAAATTTAGCATCACCATTATTAGCCATTAATACATTATACATATTTTGTTCTACACTATTTTCATCATATAATACAGAAATATCACTATTCATTGGATGTGTATTAAATGTTAAATCTATATCAGAATAAAACTTTTCTTGTGTTTGTCCCATTATTGTCCCTCAACCCATACAGTAGGAGCACCCGTGATCATTATGTTCATTGAACTACAACCTGTACTTGATCCTATATGTGACGTTGCTTTATTATTTGTAAATACTGAAGGGGATGCTCTTGCTGTTATTACAGGGTGACATTGTGGACCAGATGGTGTGGGGCAACAATGTGGAATATAAGCATCACCAACCCTATGTACAGGTAACATTTCAGCAAATACGTTAGAACTTCCCTGTATTGCTATAGTAGGTGGCCAGCAAGTATGACCACTACAAATTTCTGTTATTCTACCTATAGGCATTGCTGACATTTAAAATTTCCCCTTTCCCTTATTTATCATCTGGACATACTGGACATAAAGTTGGCAATTCTGGAGTAGGTTCTTTAGGTTCGTAATAAACATCATCCAATTTTGGCAATTTATGACGTTCAGCACATTGCTTTTCATACATCATATTGTTCAATTGTTCTAAGAATCCATCAATATCATATTCTTTCCATTTTATTATTCTTTCAGTCACTATTTTCTTTTCCTCTGTACAAGGTGGACATAATGGGGATTGACCCTCAATTGGCACTTGAATATATTCAACATCATATTCAGTTCTTTGTAAATTCAATATATCGGCTGGATCATAATCCCAATTATTATGAACACATACATAATATTCCTTTTCTATGTATACCCAAGGATAATTTACAAAATAAGCTCTAATTACAATAGGATATTGTTTCCACGTTGGTTTAATTCCTTCCTCTTGATCAAATCTTTTCCAGTTCCAACTTGGTGTTTCCCAACTTTCACTTTCACAATCTTGTTCGCCAGGTGTACCATATATAATACCAGAACTTTCAAATGTAAATCTTTCTGGTGGATTTGAAATATCTATTGGCAATTCACCTCTTTCTATTGAAAATCCAATACGTTTACTACAAGGTGGTATTACTATAGGTGGCCACTCTCCATCCATTTCTTCACCAGAATAAGCATACATTCTATCAAATATGATACCATTATAATCTGTAAATTCTACTAATAACTCATAACTACAAGCATATAAATTTTCCAAACAAAAGTAATAATCCCCAACAACACCATCATAAGTAAATACATTTCTTTGTGATTGTAAATAAGAAGTTCCCAAACTTACCCAATCACCAGAAATTAATCTGAATAATTTTAATGTACCATTAGGCAATGTACCAGCCCCAGCATCATTTGAAAGTCCAATATTGAATGTTAGGGTTTCATTTTCTGTCATTGTGAATTTATATGTAACAACATCCCCAAATCCATTCAAATGCCCCGTATATTCTGTATTACCTTCTAATGGTAATGTATTTTCTGTAAATTCACAAGCCATTAGCCAAACTCCAATATATTAGGTTCTGGTTCATTTCCATTAATCAATTCACATTCACCCATAGCACCACTTTCAGCAACAGGATATAATGATGTATTATACTCAATACTAGCCCAAGAACTTTGTTCACCACGATTCTCTTCAAATTCTCCAAGTGGTTCAGATTCAAATAAAATCAATTCTAAGAAAATTTCCTCACCCGTTGGAGCAACATATTCTTGAACATATAAATCTTCACCCGTTTCAAAGTCTAATACAAATTCTTTATTAGTTTGAAAAGATGGTTCGCTCAAGAATAAATTATTAGCCATCATTTCTGGTTGTAGAATATTATAGTAAATGTAAACAGAATCATCACACATTGCTTCAATCTTACCAAAGTATGGTCTATATTCAATAGCAATTCCATAACTATCATAATTATAATCCCAATCTCCGTCTGGTGTTAATGGATTATATCTATTTTCAATACATCCATCTGGTGTTACCCAACTAATTCCTGGCAATGATACAGATAATTGTGCTAATCTACTCATTTCACCAGCACCCATACTCCAATATGGGGGATATGTATTTATATAAAGTGGAACACGTTGATCAGCTTCAATTCGTTTAGGTTTAAGTAAAATAGTTGTTGCTAATTTTGCTCTAACTTTTTGACCATTATAACCACGTAGCAACCACGGTCCGAAAGTTGTCAAATATGCTCTATTTTTAGTACCATCATAAGCTCTAGGTGAAAATCCATCCTCTGTTAGTATATCAAAATGTGACATCATTTCACCAGTTTTAGTAAAGTAACCATAACATTCTGTAAATATAGGTGAGGCAAAATCAAAAATTACATTATCACCTTCTGGTAATAAATATCCAGGACAAAATCTAATATATTCTTCTGAACCAAATCCTGTTAATTCCGCACTAGAACCACCACGATTTTGTTTAAATGGATATTTCCAATCAGCATCACTATAAGATATTGAAGCAATGACATTTTCACCACTTTCAAAAATATCAATCAATGATGGTAAAGTTAAATCAACTTTAAGATTTTGATTATTTGATGTTAAGAAATCACCAAAATCATCTTCACCTTGAGCTATATTTTCCCACCATACGATAGTTTTTTCACCTGTTAAGAAATCAACTTCAATATAATTGGATTTTTTGGTTTTAAATTTTTGAGGATTTCTATTATACAACCAATATAGATCATCATGAACACAAGGCTCACCCTCTCTATCTTCACCATCCTCACAAACTAATGGTGAACATATTGTTAAACATGGTTGATTTTCATCATCAAATCCATCTTCACCACATTCTGGATCAGTCTCATAATTATCACAAGAACTATCCATTTTACCAAATGGTAAATATTCACGTAACATAAACATTTTACCACTTTCACCAGTAGTTATATTAGGGGAAAATCTAACGCCCATTGTAAGATTGAAGAACGCTTGTGTATCTTCTTTTGCTCCACAACGACCCCAAGGTTCACGATCTTCTGGTCTAATATCAAAATCTAATGGTTCTATATGTGGATAAGATGGATATGGATCACAACAAGCATCTTCACAGAAATTCAATCCACCAGCACCACCCCAACCATCTCTCATATTTTGAGAAGATATTATAATTTCTGGATAAAATATAGGATAATATAAAATATTAGTTTCAAGATCAATCATTTCACCATGATATGCCCTAAGTTCTAATTTAGGTCCAGGTGTTACATAAAATAATGGTATTCTAGCACTTTCACCACTGAAATTTTCATCAGTAGGTAATAATATATATTCTAAATTTAATGATTCAGTTTGACATCTTTCGCCAGTATAACCAGATTGGAAATATAATGAAATCTCTCTTGACATTGAAGCATCGGCACTTTCACCATTTTCATCAGATAAATAATATTCTGTCTCTTCAAATAATTCATCAACTACACTCTCTTCACCACTCTTACCTTTACCTTCCATACCAGAAAATACAAATGTTGTAAGTGTTAAAGGATATTGATATTCACCATTATATTCACTTCTAGGATACATTCTCGTTTCAGTATTAATAAATGCCAAACCTTCAGAACCATCATATACATTAGGTTCTAATTCATCAGCATTATTAGTAAGTATATCAGCCACAACACTTTCAGAACTATAAGCATCTACTGATATTGATGTATCGGTATTAAGTGCTTCAACATAAGTTTCAGAACCATCATATACATTAGGATACATAACATAAGTCACATTTAAGTAACTTAAACCATTTTCACCACTATACATTCTAGGAAACATTGATGGTGCTGGTTTATCTATTAATTCAATTGATAATAATTGTTCGCCACTTTCAATAGTAGGATTTTCTAATTCAATTAATGGATCTAATTTAAGATCGAATAATCCCAATTCACCATGTTCCATAGTACCAATTAATACAACAGTTCCAGCTAAAGCACCAATGAAATTTTCACCACTTTCAAAATCGTATTCAAATCTTATTGGTGGTGTAGTTACCAAATAATCATCTGGTAATTCTTCACCAGTATAAGCAATATCGGTATCAAGGTATAAAGTACGATATAAATCAGAAAATCCTTCTTCACCAGTAAAATGATTAAATATAAAATTAACTGCTGGTCTAGTATCCAAGTCAAAATTTAATAACTGTTCACCAGAATCCATTTTAGCATTTGAAAATTTAATTTCTAAACTTAAATAATTAGTATGTGATTCTTCCCCTGTATAATTACTATCGAGTGGTAATTTAATACCAGTAAGAATTGATGCTGAACTAATTTCACCACTATAACCTAATGATGTTACTGCCTCACATCTATAATTCCACGGTCTATTAAATGAGAAATTATGTGGTGTAAAATCTATAGGTTGTGGATTAGTTTCGCCAGAACATAAAGTAATATCAAAATTATGATTCTTACCAGATACTTCTAATTTCTTTTGGCAATTTAATATATTTAAATTTGAAATAGAATCGCAATTATTTAACTCAATATTATTATCTGGATTTCCAGGAACAGTTACCAATATACTTTCAAATGTTAATTCACCACCACAAATTTCACCACCATATCCAGAATTTAATCTAAATGGAATAAAACACGGTTCTATATAATCGGAATTTAAATTACCAATATCATTATAATCATTACAAATTTCAAAAATATATTCATAATTCTTTGATGTGTTTAGATCAAATTCACAACTTTCACCCGTGAATAGTGATCTAAATAAACAATCATGTGCTAAATCAATATCATCATTAAAATCCCATTCTGTACACATTTCAAAATTATATTCATAATTCTTATATGTATCTAATTCTATATCGGTTATATGTTCACCAGAAGGAACATATATATCACATTGTTTATCGAATTCCCAAGTTCCTAAATCTTCACATAATCCCAATATATATGGGGAATAATTATAAGACATAAACAATGAAACGATAAAATCTTCACCAGATCCAATATCGGGAAATAATTTATGATCTTCCAAACTAAATGTTACAATTTCACCCGTTTTAATAGGATAGTCGAAATTATACTCTTGATCAGGTATGTGATTTTCATTAACTAAATTGAAATTGTATATTGAATTAGTAGTATAATACATTTAGATAGGCATCACTGGAAAATGTGTTATTGGCTGAATTATCCCCTCAACTACTTCCCAAGTTACACTACCATCAGCAACTTGATCACCATCACCACTGGGCCAAAATGATGGTTCAAATTCACCAGTTTCACCAGCAATAATACATTTATAATAAAATGATGTTTCTTGTGTATTAGTTGGAAATATTAAATCATCTAACTCCACAGTAAAAAACGGTTTCCAAACTTGCCCGATAATAGGGGAAACTGTTACAATATGAGGAAATTCCTTTTCAAATGGAATTTGTAATGTAAATGTTGGATCTACTACAGATTGTACTATACTTTCCGCTGTTAATGATCCATCGGATTCTAACCACGCTCTCACTAACCAATATTCAACTTTATAACCCTCAAATACTGTACCTAATATTGTTTTTGTTAATAAATTATAATAAGAAATTAAATCATCTTGTGTTGAATCGTAGTTCATTGCTATCCAAGAATCTGATTTTAATGTTTTTGAAAATCTAATCTCCTTTAAAGTACCATCCATAAATTGATCTTGTGTTATATCATCATTCCAAGAACAACCGATTGTAGTATTTCTATCTGAAATAATTTCTACATTACTCATATCACCGTCAATAGTACAATATGAATCTATATAATCCAATACACCATTATTGTATGTATTCAAAAAACCATCGGCTTGTTTGAATATCAAAGTTTTATTATATATATTTGTTGTATTATATACAGATGGTCTTGTTGTAAAATCTGTAGAATCAAGAAACGCATACCTAGTTATTAAATCCGCATTAGTATCATCATATATTCGTATCGCAAATCCACCTTTAGTATCATCACTTCCAGTACCTTGATTTTGTAATATTCTCATAATGCTAGTTATAGAATTTGTTTTAAATATACATTCAGATGTCATACTTTGAAGATTGCTTAAATTGAATACCGACTGAACGCCCATATCAATATATTCCTCAACACCATCAAAAGACATTCCCTTACCGACACCAAAATCAACAATATTGGTATCATCCATATTCGTTAATACACCGTGAGATTTATTTGAAGTGGAATCATAAATTGATGAATTTTTAACATCATCATTAACGTGTATTATCATATTTTTGAATTTAATAGTATTAGCAGAAGATGAAACAGCATAACATCTTATATAAATAATAGCATTTAAATCAATATCACCCGTTGTATTATATCCATTCTTTAAATATAATTTTAATGATTGCCAACCACTAACAATATTGAAATTTCTATCATCATATTTGTGATATTGACCAAATTGCCAAAATATATCTTCTGAATCAACACCAGTAGAACTTATTTCAATTTGCCCTTGCTGTACAATATCAGCATTTCCAATATACAGATCAACCGTGATATAATCTAATTCAATATTAGCCCCTGTATTAACCTCTGGAAAATTATAAACCGCTTGGCTTGTAGTAGCATTTGAACCAGAAACTTCATCTAAATGTAAATCAATAGGATTAAATGATGTATATAAATTGTTACTTTGAGTTAAATGATAAACAGCATCGTATTCTTTCCATACAACTTCAGCAATTGGATCACCCGTAACTCCAATATCAGGATTTGATACCTTTACCACGGAATGATTAAATAATTCCTTAATTTCATCCTCAGTCAATATATTATCAAATAAACAAACTTCATCTAAATCACCATCTAAAAATCTTGGTGTACTAATATTGGAATTATTACCCAATGTAATTACATTATCAACATCATCACCATAAGTTGTTGCTCTATTACCATCATTTATAGTAACAGCTTTAACGCCATTAATATATAATATTGGATCATTGGCAACATCAATGGAATCAAATACAAAACATACGTGATTATTAAACCCCTCTTTTAAATTAATATCAAAGCCCCATCCAGAATGAGTAGATGATCCTCTAATATAAAACCCAATATTTCCATCTGAAGCTATGTTTATACTCCACCCATATTCATTAGATAAAGGTGAATCATAATCAACAATTCTACCAGAATCAACGGCATCCCCAATAACCCCAATAGATGGTTTTATTAAAAATGATACAGAACCCCCATTCAAAAATAAACTATCAAAAGTTGATGTTCTTGGTACAATACATTCTGTTTCATTTGCTTTAATGAATGTAACAGCAGTATTATCATCCTCAATTAATAATCCAGTAGTTCCTAAAGTTGGATTATTATAATAAATACCATTGTTTAAATTTAATTCATCATAAGCAATACTACCCGAACTTTCACCCAATCGCCAATATGCTATAGGATTTAAAGATGTAACATATTCTGAATAATTATTTTCAAGTTTAATTAAAGTTAATTCTGTATCATTATCAGAACTAATATAAGGTAATTTTGTCCATATTTGTGCTGATTTATTATTATTATCCCATTGATCAATTTCTATTGGAGTTGATATTATATCATCATCCCATCCTACAGATCCATTAGGAACGGGATATGAAAATTCATTTGATGTTGTTCTAAGTGTAAATTCATTATTAAGTGTATATGGAGATAACGCTATATAACAAGGTGTTGTATATTGTGCTAATGAATATGGGGCATTTTTTAATAATAATGTATCATATTCAATGCCATTTTTATATAATACATATTTCATTTCATCATATACAAACCTTACCCCTATTACATCACCATCATTAAATGGTGATGGAATTGTTAATGTTGATGTATTTGATCCATTTTTATATGTATATGTAATATTAGCAGTTTGATAAATTGCTACATTCGTTGCCTTTCTACCAAAATAATCACCCGTAAGAATTCCTAAATCATTAGCAACACCATACATAACATTCGCTGAATTTTGATGCCATACTATTTCAAAATACTTATCAGAACCAACACCAGCAAAACTTTTATTGTATATAGTATTCCATATATTTGAAGCATCCAACTTAACTGTTTTATTGTTATTAGATAATGAAATACTTGTTGATTTATTTAATGGATCAAATCCCAAATTAACACCATCTGTTAAAATTTTTAATTGTGATAAATCTGGAATTACATCATCATTCCAAATTATAGTACCAGAATTAACTTTAAAATTATCCACTTCAGTTTGTAAAACTGGATAACCATCTCTCAATAAATTATTAAATATAACTTGAACATCATTTGTTGTAGTATGACTATCTGATCCTATATTTACCCAACTTGAACCATTATGATAATAATATGTGATAACTCCAGCAACCCTAGTCATTCTAAAACCACTATTTGTTATAGTAGTTACAATTTCACCTACTCTTGAATATGTTGGAGTATGTATACCAAACATAACATTATTATTATAATATTGTCTTTGACAAGCCCAAGATTCACCAAGAATTGAATCACTTAAAGAAAATCTAACATCCCATCTATTAACATTTGATGATATTGTAATATCATACATAATTTCAATATCAAAATCATCTCTTAGTCTAAATTTACTGGATATTGAATTGCTTATACTTGAACTATCACTGTATATTATTGCTTTATTATCTTTAATTGTTTCATTAGAACTCCATAACGATTGATTAACTAAATCACCATCAGTACCAGTAAAATCATCATCTACACTTTCTGGATGTTTAAAATTATCAAATATATCATTGGTATCTAAGTTATTACTACCACTATTATCTCCCAAATTAATTAATATTGGAAAATTTGATACACTTTCAGAAACCTTACTTGCTGGAATTGTTAATTTATATAAATCTAAATTCATAAGATTTCCTTATACACTTTCATCATCAAATTCCGCTGGAATAACGGGAGCGTGAATTCTGTACCTAGTTGTTTTATTATCGGGCAATAATGCCACAATATCCATTTTTTTATTATTATAAGTAAAATAGGTATATTCACCTGTAGTATCACTATTAGTTTCACCAATTAATTTACCTGTAATATGATCGTAAAATCTAACTACCGCTGATAACCCTTGACCCTCTAATAAAGTAAATCCAAAGATTTTATGCCTTGACGAATAATGATAACGGTGATTGATTTGCATAGTCTGTAATGACCTTGCGTATATAGCAACCTCGGATATATTACCATCAGTAACTAACTCATAAGGATCTAAACCCATTAAATGCATCTGAGAAGGATCGCCATTTGTACCTAATAATTGAGCAGATGATTTTGAATCAACAATTTCACCATCAATATACATATATACATTTGTACCCGATCTTTTAACTGCTATATGATGCCACTTACCATCAGAATAATTCTTTTCAGTTGAACTATTTAATGTATGTGTTTGACTTTCATTAAATTGAACTACACCCGTTCTTTCTTTATTATCTTCTGAGTTAATGAATATAGTAACACCACGATACTTATATGCCTCTTCATGACAAGTAAATAATATACCCCTATGATTTTGGGTAACATTGAACCAAAATTCAACAGTATAATTAGCATTGGTATTTAATAATTGTGTATATGCTTGACTTGTATTTTTAACACCAGTAATAGCAGTACCACCATTATTAAAATAAGTTGACATAGAATCATTAATTTTATCGGGACCAGTCTCACCCTTAACGTGAGATCCATAATATTTACCATCAGTACCAATTCTAGCATCCATTGTATTAGTTAATGGATCAATATCTTTCAATCTCCAATAATAACTAGGTTTATCAAGTACAACAATATCCTCATAATAATGAGTTTTTCTATAATGATTTGATATTTGTTCATCACTCATTTTATAATCGTATATTGCCAATTGATCCATTTTGAAATCTTCTGTAGCATAATCTGTTACTGGATCAGTTCCACCATTACCAAAAATATACCATTGTTCACCAGTTACAACATTTGGGGGAGAATCAAAATAAGTTGGTGAAGTTGATGATACTAAACGACCATTACAATATAATCTTAATTTTACTTGATATTCATTAACATCTATTTGACTTGTACCGTATGTAACAACATAATGATTTGGGGTTGAAGTGCTAAAAACTGGATAATCAGATGTATGTTGATGTGAAACTGTTAAACCATTAATAGTAACATATAATCTATCAGATGTATTACTATAATACCAATTATCATGGTAGTATATATTAATTTCACTACCCTTTTTAATTACGGGTGTTTGAATATTCTTATAATATCCAGGTTCTCCAGATTTTGTAATTTTATCAGCATATCTCTTATATGAAATCCATTCTAAAGAAAATTCTTCTAAATTATAATCTGAACTATGAGGTATATTGGCAAACATTGGGACCCATGATCCATTAGGTTTTTGAAGTTCGGCAATTCTAATAGATGCTTGCTCGGATGGTTCTAATTCATTCAATGATGGATATTCTAATTCATAATTACCACCAACTATCCACATTGGGTTTTTATTAGAATTCATTTCATCAATAACCATGCCACCATGTAAAGCATTTGAATCTAAATCAAATGTGTGGAAACTTACTGGATTATCTTGTTTTACTGTAGTTTTGTACCCTGCCATATTCTATATCCCTAATATTGTTACATATATTTATGATAGTAATAAAACAAAAAAACCCCATAAATCTTTCAACTTATGGGGTTTTAATTTTCCTTTTAAATCTAAATGATTAACAAGATGCTCTTGTTATTCTCAATTGATTTGCTAAGATTTTTGGAGCACCGTCACCAGCCGAAACTGATTTAGATGTTGTTAATGGTGCGGTATAAAGTAAATTACCACCAGTTGAGGCATCATATAATCCAGCACCTACAATAGTTCCCCAAGTCGCACTAGGCACACCATAGGTAATATCATCTGCGTTAGAGTATTCTAATCCAGCAACATCCCAATTAACAGCACCAACGGGTACGGATTGTCTTGTGTAGTTTGTACCAGAAATTGAAACTTCAGCACCACCCGTACCAGAAAGGTTTGGTAATGTTAAAAATAAAGCAACAAAAATATCGGTATAAACAGTCCAATCAATTCCGTGAAAGACTTTCTTCATAAATCTATGATGTTGAAAGTCACTTGTTGTAGCACTAGCCATAATAATTCTCCTAAAGATTTTCTTTTATGTAATACTATTTATAAGACAAAAAAAGGGTGGACAAATAATGCCTACCCTTTCAATTCTTACCTTATTATAATTATTATTACAGTAAGTTTGTAACAGCAACTTTACGGTAGTACACGTTACTTCCAGTAGCAATACTTGTGAAAGGATTACTAACCATACCATATCTAGTTTTGAAACCGATAATTGGTTGGAATGTATCTTGACTAACAGCATTAAGTTTTTGTAATGGTACATAAGGACAATAGAACATACCAGCATCATACTGATTAGCACCCTTATATCCAACAACATAGAAATCAGTTGTAGCATACGGATCAACATAAACTTTCATACGACCACGATATACACCAGCAAAAGTTGCCCCTGTAGGATCGACAGTTAAGTTGTTGTCTAGTTTATTACCTTGATTATCTAACGCTCCAGCTAAGTGTAAAGCACTCGCAACATCAGCAGAACATAAGATAAAGTTACCTTTTCCTCTACGTGTTTCAATAGCGATTCTGTTAGCATCACGTTCGATTTGGAATAATAACCCTTTGTATTTTTCAACAGACCAACGACCATCAGCATCAACATCTAAATCGAAAGTACCTGGAGTAGCTGTATCAACAGCACCTTGTACGGCCGCATCATAGATAGTACGAACTACTTGACGGTTAATTTCTGAAATAATTTCAGTTGATAGAATATTTGATAATTCGTTATCAGCATCTAAACCGTGAATAGCACGTAAATCTTGAGCTAGTTCAATAGAGTAAGTTGCTTTTAATTGTCTTGATTTTGCTTCAACACTAGATTTCTCAATTGAGAAAGCCATTTCATTCCAGTTGTCTTGACCTTCCGCATCAGCAGTTGGCATACCCGTACCAGTTGTGGTAGGATTTGGAGCATCACCAGCGTGAGTTCCAGCACCAGAGAAACCAGTATCAGCTTCATTCATGAACGCTTCAGTTCCAGCAGGAGTATTGTAGCGTGATTTCATAGCGAAAATCAATCCAGTTGGACCGCTCATAGGTTGAACACCTAACAGGTCAAATGCGATTAATTTTGGGGCCATTCTGCGTACTAGGCTAATCAAAATTGGATCATAGTTATCAACTCCACCAGCACCAACACTATTTGTAGGTTCTCCAGCTTCGTTAATTGTTGCTTGTTTACTAAATGCTACTTGATTT